TGCCAGCCATTCCATAATCGTAAACCATTTCACCAACCTCACTAACACCATCCATTGTGTTCTGGATGGTCCCTTGTCCAGATGAAGTTCCAACAAAATCGTCTAATAAATCCCACATTCCCATAATAACCTCTTAGTCTGTTTCCAACCATATTGATAAACTACTGTCCCATCGAATTAACTTGCCACTACTCGATGGCATTGTTCTTGCAAAATTTCTGACAGTAACCGTAAAAGCACTGTTATTGTAAGCCAAGATATCCTGTCCCTCAACCTGTCCTGTGAAAGCATAGAATGCATTCGCTCCGCTCGTAGGGGTCAGTATTACCGTTGCATAACCGGATACATCATCCTCGTTTGAAGCAGCTGTACCTGCGTCAACGTACCCGGTACCCAGATTAACCTTGGACGTAAGAATCAATTCATCCTGACATGTCAGAGTACCAGCTATAACCGTATTTCCAGTAGCACCGGCCACAGTGAATTTATCTGTATTGAAGATTATATCACTGGTGCTGGAGCCAATAAGGTCATCTCCGGTGCCCAGTGTTATGTCCCCACCCGCTGTGGTTAAGCCTGCTGTTGCGGTGATTAGGCCGGTTACCCCAAGTGTACCGCCTATGATTGTATTACCTGTCGCCCCTGCTACGGTGAATTTATTGGTATTAATGGTTATATCACTTGTGCTTGAGCCTATGAGGTCATCACCCGCACCCAGTGTCAACGGGCCGCCTGCTGTGGTTAGTCCTGCTGTTGCGGTGATTAAACCGGTTACCCCAAGGGTCGAATTAAACAACCCAGCGCCAACAGCCCTGAAGGTGCCGTTCACATCCATTTTATACTGTGGGCTCACTGTGTTAATTCCTACATCACCACCACCTTCTATTACCATTAAAAATGTTGCGTTATTCATCACTGTCAGTAAAAGCTGACCCGAGTCAAAATCAGTAATTCCGGCTACGTTCTTCTTTGCGGCCATCAGTTCTATGCCTACAGTGCCTTCGGACACATTCGAATATGAATGGAGTTTCATTGATCCGCCTATCGGTGATTCCGATAAACTGGTGATCTGAATACCGCCGTTTGTGGCACTAGCTTTGTTTATAATACCGTAGCTGTCTGTCTCTGCAAAATCCGTCATTCCGTGAGCAACGTCACTGGATTTCAGGCTTAGAATTATATCATCATTGGCGCCTTGATTGATTGTCAGGCCGGAGCCTTCTGGGGTCTCGGTGCCAATTGCGACAGCTTTGTCTTGATCTATCGTCATTGCCAAAACAGGTATATTTGTTGTCCCCGGATTATTGGGTGTTATGAAGAAATCAAGAGCCGTCCCACCATCAGTATCAGCGGCATAAGATTCGGTCGCTCTGTTCACTATTGCAGCCAAAAACTTTGGGCTCTCAGTGGTGAACTGAGGATCAGTAGACATGAATTTTATGGGGCGACCGTATTTACTGCCGGTATTCATTCCACCGATCACAAGCTCTAATCCACCCATCGTTCTGGTTAGTGCTGCCTTGCCAGCATCAGCACCAGTTATTCTGACTATAGGGGTATTAGCTGCGTTCTTAACCTGTAGTGTTGCCCCGGTTCCAGGTGAAGCGTCTCCAATAGAAAATTGCTCGTTGGCACTTGAAAAAAACATCCCGCCACTGTTTATGTTTATATCACTAGTTGAACTTCCAATAAGGTCATCACCCGCACCCAGTGTCACCGGGCCGCCTGCCGTGGTTAGGCCTGCCGTGGCTGTGATTAAACCGGTTACCCCAAGTGTACCAGTAAAAGCACCGGCCCCCGCTGAGGATATGGTCAGTCTGGCTACCCCATTAGTATCAACTTCAAAGCCATTTGCCCCATTGGCAATAAGATTCAAACTTGATGCCCCCTGCCCTACAGTACTTGTAAGTCCTCCTGTGGTTTGGCTGAATGTAACAAGTGCCTTCGCGGATGTCGGATCTGTTATTGCCAGCCCTTCATTCGCAGTTAGAAGGCCATTTGCAATAAGAGTTCCAGCTACAGTCACATTCGTAGCCAGACCCACAGTCAACGTCTGTGCACTCCCACTAGTGGTTATTTCACCAGCCGTACCCGCAATAGTCAAACTCTGGCTATCCAAGTCCACCGAACCCGTACCACTATCACCAGCAAAATCCAAATCCTCTAATGTCAAATCAGACAGTAAAGCAATAACCCCGTCAGAATCAGGCACCTGTAATGTGCGAGTGTTCCCTGTGGTTACCAGTGTACCGACATCCAGATTGAGTATCTTTGTGGTGTCAGCCTCATCAAATACAGAGAACTGATTATCTGCAAAATCAGTCACGGTCCCACCAGTGCTTGCACCGCCAGCCACATCAGTTGTTCTTAGGTCCAGTGTGGATATATGAGTGAGTGTAGTTGTACCGCCAGTCCATTTAAAAGTCATTCTACAAATAGCTACCCCTGTTGACGAGTCAATACCAAACTGTCGGGGCATTGTTAAATTGTCAAACCCGTCCACATCATTGGTTGCATTTGTTTCTGTGACATAGCTTCCACTGGGTAACTGGCACATAATAGGTGCGTGCTCACCTGTTTTATTAGCAACACCAAAAAAGAATACATTGAAATACTTGTTGTTAAGTGCTCCACCGGCTGAGTCCGATACAATATCAAACAAATCCGTAAATATATGGTAAGCGTCCCCGGACCAGTTTATGGCGTGGATTTTATCCGTACTTGAAGTATCAATTGCTGGCATGGTATGGCTGTGAAGCTGGTAAACCATACCTGCTGTTGATTTAAAAAAAGCTGCTGACCCGGCGGCATCATCAAAATAACTCGTAGCTGCTGCCTGATCCGTCCCGTTTGGGTCCAGCCCTGAGAAATAAACAGTCCCATTATGCCTCATTCTTTCAGCTAAATGGGTTAGATGCCCTCTGTCGTTTCCGTTTTTTACATGGTCATTCCAGTTCTGGTTTACATAAACACCGCTCACGGTTTGAACCGAGGCTGCACTTTGAACAAGAAAATAAGCCACTTTAATATGCTCTGGTGTTGGCCATGAAGACGTTGATTTAGTCAGTGCTTTCGTGGATTGCAGAATATATATCCAATTGCCCTGTGGCGAGGTATCACTTCCAGCCGTTAAGGCAATAGTTGCTGCCGGGGTACAATCAAGAGTGGTGTCATTATCACTGAACTGCATTGTCAAATCACCAGTACCCTGCTGCTCAAGACTCATTGTGATAATGGTTCCGTTGGATGTCACTACAGCATCAAATGTTTCCTTGAATGTACCATTATAAATCTCTCTTAGAGCAAAAGTATTATTTCCAAACGCTGCGATTGACTGCTGGGTGGCAAGAGATACCGCAGAATCAGAGGCCATATCATCTTCATCAAGAACCCCTGTCACTGCAATGGTTGAGCCTACATTGATAGTAAGTGCAGTAACAGCCCCTGAGAAATTCGCAATTGCCGCCGTTAAAGTCCCGGTTGTCGTGGGACTGGTACTCATCATCACATTACCCGTTCCTGTGATTGTATTACTTACAAGACCTTTTGAACCGTCCGTGAAAACAGCCTGTGAAGCTGTCAGAGTACTTGCTATTGGTTGAGCTGTGAATGTGGCTACCCCGGTCACACCAAGTGTACCGCCAATCGTGATGTTACCTGAGAAATTCGCCGCCGCTGCTGTAACCGTCCCGGTCAAAGTCGGGCTTGCACTCATTACATTACTGACCGTGCCAGTATTTGCCACCGAAACCAGATTACTGTCTGAATCCGTTTGTACATCCATACTGGCTGAAAGAGGAGTCGTAGGAATAGAAGCCCCTTGATCGTGAACCTTCTCAAAAAACATCTCCCAAGGCCAGCTCAATTTATTAGCAAGCCTCCCTTTAGAATCTCTCCTAAATACTTCGTGTTCTCTGGGGACGGGTGGCAGACTCATTTCGTTTCCACAAAAGCGTTAAGCATGCTGAATTTAGTGGGTTCCGAATATGTTATTTCCCATATTCTGGCCCTTGAAGCCCCCAGCCGATTCTTTTTTACTCTGGTTCCAAATGCACCGATAGCCCCGACCGACATTTGATATTTATTACTCCAGCGTCCTTTATCTTTCCAGCGAATCATTACAAGTGGCGCACTCCCCTGACCCGTGGGAAGACCTACGCCAACATCCATGTCAAGCTGAAAACTGGTATAAAATATCCTTTCCAGTGCGTTCCAGTTGGTTGGCCCGGTGCGATTCCTGATAATTACCTGTGTATCATCCGTGTAAGTAGTCTGTGATACCTCATATATTTTACCGTTATCCCAATCACCGAAATAATTGTTACCATTAAAAAACACCTGTCGCCTTGCCCTGTGCCGTTCATCCACTGATGTACTCGGATTCCTGTACAATTTTTCATGCCAGAGCCCAGTACCTTTGTCATACACCCATGTTTTGTTTTCAGAGGGGAAAGTCAGCTGATAAAAATCATGGCCGTCCTGTTGAAAGCAAAGCCCTTCGGCATCAGCCGTAGTAGTGTATCCGTGTATAGCTCTCTCGATCGGGATTGTTGTAATCTTAACAGCATCGAAGCCTTGATTCATGTAGACCTTACCGAACCCCTGAGCACTTGCACCAAGCCAGAAAATATTTTCCCCATCCTGAGTTAAGCTGTCTGGTGCTTCAAGGCCAATTTCATGATAGGTTCCTTCCATTCTTAAAAATTGATTCGTTGAATTCCCGGTGTTGTAATGAACCTCATAGCTCTGTCGGCCGAACAACCACAAACGTCTGTCGGATACAATTAGCCCATTAATAGGGTCTGTGGTTCCTTCTTTTGTGATAGTATTTCCTGAAGGCCAGTCAGTAGGGTCGTCAAGCGTGGAGAAAAAAGCAAACAGAGTGCCCGGCTTATTCACTATGTAATAACCGTCAAGGATACCGCAGAACAATCCACCCGGATAATCAGCGTCCGTTATCTGCGTGGCTGTTGAAGTATCAAGATTCCATGTATAAGCGTTTGCGGTCCCATCAGCAATCAATAGTTGTGTCTGGTTGTCTGCCATTCTGACAATTGAAGCCTCACCGGGCAAATCCCCGGTGCTCAGATTAAACCTTGCCGTCTCTGTCCCTGCCGTATTAACTGTGGAAACACTTTTGCCCCTGACAGTAAATAAAACCCCCGTAGAGGTTAAGTAAAGTTCCCTTATGCTTTGAGTACCGGCCAGAGTAGTGAATAGCAACAGCCCATGAGTAGGCCTTAAAGATATATGGTCTTTTGCGTTGGCATCAGTGTATACCTCCGGGTACATATTAACACATCTCTGTGCTGATACTTCCAGAAAATCCATCTCATACGAGGCCCCTATGAAAGGAATTTTAATCAAAATGTAATCCTGTTTATATATCCATTGTTTCTACCCCTGTTTAGATACCTTCCTATAGGTGAGGCCATTCGAGGGCGGTCTTTTTTGTTTACACGCTTAATCCATGCAATAGCTTCATTAGCTTTCCGAAGCACAGCATTAGAAGCTTCTTTATATTCTGGTGCGAGTTCTGTTGCCAGAATCCATTTAAGAGCCCTGATATACCCCGGTGCTAAATCAACCGAACTCGAGCCCGCAGAAATAGCGGCATGAACCGCCGGGACTTCCATGTGAAGGGTATAAGCCACACTTGGGACCGGCCACAGTTCCACGACTCCCAGTGGATACTCTGCCCTGTAGTACAAATATCTGGGGTATGGATTAGTGTTCGTTTTGTAGAAAATATTTGAATACTGCTCATTATCAATAATGCTTAAGGGTAAATCATAATTATTGGAATCCCTGATAAAAGCGGTTTCTATCCACTGGGGGCGGGTGGAATTATCTCCACCACTCCCGAAAGTGTAACTCCCATCAGATGCCGAAAGGGTTTGTGTCAATTTGACAAGATTGGTCTGCATGTACCGCTCATTGCTCCATGAATCCAGAATATCATTGATAGCGATAAGCCCGTCTGCCGATTCATCAGCATCAAGCGTCTCACCAGCCTCCTTGACATTCAGTTTTCTAAGTGCAAAGAGTGTAATTGCATCTGCTGTTTCGGCCATGCGCCCCCCTTAATTTCGTTTAGCTGGTCTGTTCTGTACCTTTTTAGCTGGTTCCGGGATTACTTCTTCCTTGTCTATTTCGACCTGTGCCAGTTTTACGGCTTCAGCCCTTAATTCTTTTTTTGCAGATTCTACAGCATTCCTTTGAGCTAGCTTCTCTGCTGCCGATAGTTCAATTATGGGTCGTTCCCGAAGGACTTCTTTATCAGTCCCTTTTTGCTTTTCGTTTATCTTCGGGTTCCTGTGGCTCTCGTAGCCTTCAAGACCTGCCTCATATTCTTCTGTGGGGTTATTCACCCTGATTCTTTTACCGCCTGCTTTTGTTAAGCTTCTGGGATAACTTCGCATCCTGTCTCCTTTTGTAAGATTATTCTGATTTCCTGTGTTTTGTTGTTTGCTTCTGCTGTTAATATTTTCCACGGCTTCGGCTTGTACACTTTGTAAAAATCCTTTGAAGGGTCAAAATACCAGAATGAGGCGATATTCCACTCAATAGTATGTGTTGGGTCAAGCTTAAAAGCGAGTCCAAAAGGTACCCTGATATCCATCCCACCACCAACTTGTGTTACCCTCCAGGCTTCATTCATTACATCCATAATTTTCCACGGTTTTATATGTTCAAGAACGTGAGAGGCATTTATTGTGTAGCACTGACAATCTTCAATAGGCCAGGGGGTTTTCTCTATATCATGGACGAAATCAACACCGTCTATTTTTCGGTTATCCATACCCATAAACCCAGCCCGGCATTTGTCAGAGCACCCGATATCAAGATTATTAAAAGCGGTGTCATGTGTTTGCATACTGTACCTTTATTTCAGGGAGTCTCTGTTTCTTAAGATGTTTAAACCAATTCCCCTCATAGTTTTTATGACCCTGATGACCCATATCAATGTTAGGGTAACACCAGACATCAACCCCGGCACCCTCACAAAGACTCGAAAAGACATAGTCTTCTGTATGCCATGCAGAGGGGTTATACTCACATTGCCAATAAGAATATCCACCCTTACCAGCTCCATCACTCTTTAAATTCGGGTAGGTGGTTTGAAGCTTCTCAAATACTGACCGTGTAAGAATTGTAAAAGCTCCCCCTATATATTTCATTTTTATAAGGGTATCTTCCTCTGTCTCTCCAAGTTCACCCTTAATAGTCCCATTTTCATCTGTATAATTAACACCTGCAAACTGTGTCTCATCTGTTTTCTTCCTGCCGATGCCTGCAATAAATTCTTTCTGCTTTAGAAGCATATCCAAGGGGGCTTCCGGGTTCCAGCTCATATCTGAATCGATCTGCCATAAATGAGTGCATTTGGAAGACATAAACTGAGTCGCTATAAGGTTTCGAGACAAATCAACGAAACAGCTATTCAGTGTTTTTGAGAAGAAAAAAGGAATATCAAGCTCATGCAGACGAATACAGCTCTGAAGCAATGAGGTTGTGTAATCCATTGAGCATTTATTATCCAGCGTGGGCGTACCGATTAAAACCGAAACCTTGCCCCGCAATGCCTCATATTTAAGATCGGGGGCTTTTACACCCCCGAAATCATGTTTTATCCTCAATCTGAAAGTCCAAAACTAGCGAGAATAGCCGCATTGACATTCGCCAATGAAGCTGCCCCGATAGCGATAGAGTGAATACTTGCTACCAGTGCAGAGCCTGAAGTCGTTGGATCGATTTCAGGTGCAGCCGTACCGGCGGTTTGCTGAGTAATTGGTGTAGCCCCCAGAAATGCAATCAAATCTGTTGAAGCTTTTCCCATTCTGGCACCCGCATCACCCTGATCAGAGAGTTCAAGGATACCAGCTTTATTTGAGTTTGTAGTTCCCATTTATTTATCCTCCTTTAAGGTAAGTACAGGCGGGTTGCCCATCTGTCGATTACAAGTTTAACGCCAAAGAGAACGTCAATTCTCATGGAACATACAGAAGTGTTCATATCGAAACCCCTGATTATTCTCATCGAAATATTATCCTCAACCCGTCTTTCAGCATATGCAGCCTCAGCCGGGATATCCAAATCACAAAAACCGATTGCGATAGCGGCAGGGTCAAAAGCGAGTCCCTGTTTATAAGCTGTGCTTAATGTACCAGTGAATACCAGATCATCATTTACAGCAGGCAGGCTATCAACATTCTGATAAGGTCCCGTAGAAATGATTGCCGGGCTTATCGCCAGAATGACATCACCACCAGCAGAATCAGCTGTAACTGTGAATTTTTTCAAGCGTCCGGTTGAAACCTTGGTATTTGCATCGACGGCAAAAACTGTATCAATAGTGAAAACATCACCTTTTTTAACAGTTCCCGATCCAGTATCGACGTCAAGAGTTTCATCTCCTGAAGTTGAGGCTGTTTTGACATCATAGTTGGCATCATAACCACCAGTTGTATGGGTTGAGACATTAGTTGTCATTCCTATGCCTTGGAATCCAAGGGTAGGCATTTTAATAATCCCGTCCGTCCATTGCTGATTTAGGTTTTCAGCCTTATGAAACAATGCCGCTGAATCAATCACCAGATCACCGTGTGCCTGTGGTGAAAGAATTAAACGTCTGTCACCTCTGGGGGCTAGACCCTCATCAAGGATTATTCCAGCATTAACCAGATCCGTCCTGTCAAGGTTGGTTGCAGGCAATGCAATGGCCTGGGCGATTTGGTCGCTTACAGTATCCATGCAGTAAGTGTCAATTTTAGCCGCCAGTGCAGTCATTGCGGGTTTAATCTTCCTTTCGGAAAAACCGTCAATATCCTGAGTTAATTCAGGGCTTGAATACTTGATATCCACACCACGAATTACCGAGCGGGTTAAGGGAACCGTCTTTTCTTCCACATCCTGAATATCCATGTTCAGGGTTTCCCTGACAGTGTATTCCTGCGGTACAGGCAAGCGGATTTCCTGCCCTGCTTTCGCTCCATGAACCTTGTAGTCATCATTATAATTAGCACCGCAGCTATTAACGAAAATAGTGTTGTTTCGAAAATGGCGCTGTGCTTCAAGAAACACAAGGTCATTAGTCTTGTTTGTATTAGCCATAGTATCTCCTATGCTTTTTAAATGTTTAAGCGACTAGGAGCGACGATCTAACGTCGGGACGGAATCACAGTGATTCCGTCAAAATTCGCGTTTATCTTCTATTTTTCTTCATGTTCCATTCACGCTGACTCACTTTACTGGTTTCGCCTGAATTTGCGCCTCCGGTCACCTTGCCTGCGGGTTCCGGTGCGTCGCTAACAGTTTTAGGTGCCTTAGCTTTCACCTTCTGTTCAATCTCAAAGATTTCGCGGATCTGTTCGTCTCTGCTTAAACTGGCTATTTCATCCAGCTCATCCAGATTGTTCCCCAGATAGTTTACTATTTCTGCGCTGTTTTTCTTTGAACCTATAATTGCATCTCTCATTGCCCAGGCACCATCACGCTGCACCACGGCCAAAATTTCGTTTTCACTTCTCTGATAATTGTCAAATTTTTTGGCACCCTCAAGACGATCTACACCGTACCTGTCCGATACTTTTTGCTGTCGCCTTAACTGCTCTCTTTCCTGATTGCCTGCTTGTACTTTTGCCCGTTCGTCTGCTCTGATATCCTGTTCATTCTGCTTGCTCCACCGTTTAGTATCTCTTTCGTGCTCTTCTTCAGTGGCATAGTTTTCTCTTAAGGGCTCCGAGGGGAGTCTTTGTCCTTGTTCCAGTTCTGCAATTCTAGCATTAGCCGCTGTCAACTCCCGGCCTGTTTCCTCTGCCTGGTACTTGTATCTCCCAATACTTTTCTCGACCCGTCTGGAATATTTTTCTTTGTGCCCTTCTTCCTTTGGTTTAGAATCTTCTTTTGTCTCAAGTCCTTCTGAGGTGGTCTTATCTTCAATTACAGGCGCGGTTGGCTCATTCGCCAGCTCTGCCTGTGGAGTTTCTTCTGTCTCCATTCTGTCTCTCTCCGGTTATGATTTCAAAAAGCTAATGCCGATATGGACATCTGTGGTTGTGGTCCCGGTGTCCTCAACGTTCTTTACTGGTGCGACATAATGCCACATCCCTGCTATTAAAGCGGGCAGAGTTTCCGAGCTGCCGTCATAATAAATAACCTTAACCGGGCTCGAAACCCCCACCATTATCATATTAGTGTATGTCTCACTGATTATTGCGTTGCCCACGTTTGAGTTCCCCGTTTCCCCATCGTCTGCCAATACACATAACTGGCTTTTTCTGGGGGCGTGGTCCGTGTTTAAAATTCTTTTTTGTGCTGCCATTTTATCCCTCGTGTGCTTCGATTATTGCAAGCATTAAACCTATATCTTCCTCGTCCTCAAGCTTTTCCTCAAGTGGTACGACCTGTCTTTCCTGACTAGGCTCCCTCACCAGACTTAAAGCACTGTCTGTTAACACCTTACTTAAATCAATATCAGGTAATTCAACCCTTTCCTCTAATATACTACTTTCTATTACTTCAGGGCCAACTATTTTTTCAGGTGTTTCGAGTGCTTTTGCATAGTCAATTAACCCCTGTGCCTCCTCATCTGTTAATTTCCCTCGTTTTCTCCTCTTTTTCGTCTCCCAGCCGCCTGAAGGTGCAACAGTTTCTTCTTCCACGACTACAGCCGCACTGGTTGCCCCCTTGACTAATTTTGAGGTTAGTAAGTGGATCCACAAATTAAACCTCTACGTATTGAAAAGAACCATCAACACCAATCGCCGCAGAAAGTTCCATATTAAGCAAAGCATTGTCAGCTGTTTCAAACCAGCCATTCGGGTTATACGGTAAAACAAAACCACTGTTTGCCACTAAAGGCATTTGACCTGTTAAAGCTGTACCAGCGGCCCCGCTTTCAAAACGGACATTCACAGTACCAGCCGAAACCACAAAAAGGCTCGTCACCCTTATTTTAACCCCAGCACCAGCAGCTGCCTGTAAAGTATTGTCTCCACTTGATGCAGCATTTATTACCCCAAATTTAGGAACACTGGTTGCATCCGGCTCCAATGTGACTTTTAATTTACCATATTTATCCGCTGTAGGAACAACATAATCCCCATCAACAGGGGTCACAGCTGACTGTTCATCATCTCTCTTTGCAAGCATAGCCACGCCAGTGTCAGTTGCCCCGACTGCTGTATCCTGAGCTTTGCCTAAATTGGTTGCCCCGGTACCTGGTATCTGGGCAGTAGTTGAAACGGTACCAATAGCAGCAGAGCCAGCCGCCAGCTTGCCTATTTCCGCTGTACCTGCCTGCAATGTTGCTTGAGTAGCAAAGGTTCCGCTATTCTTTACATTCCCAATTTCAGCAACCCCGGCGGCAAGTTTACCAATCTCTGCCGTACCTGCTGCCAGAACGACCGCTCCGGTATTACAAGCGGTTATTTTACCATCGATAGAGGTTGTATCGCCAGCAATTGTACCTGTATCAGTGTCAATGGTTGTCAGTAAAGCATCGGAATCAGTGGTTTTGACGTACATCTCCCCGCTATTATTACCCCTGACTGCCACATTATCACCATCAGTAGTGGTTAAACTTCCAGCCCTTGCATCCTCACGAATTACAATTAAAGCCCCTCCTGCTGGGTTTGCTGTTGCGGCGGCATCCTCTGTGTACTCCGTGCCACTTGCACTGCCAGCCTTGATGTTTACTTTTAAAAACCCACTTGCATCTGTCTGCAATGGTTCATAATCCAGATCGCTACCACTGAGAGCGGCATCTGCTGATTGTCTTACAGCAAGGGCCATCACTCCGGTATCACCTGTGGTATGTCCTCCATCCTCAGCTTTGCCCAGGTTAGTCGCCCCGGTTCCGGGTATCTGGGAAGTAGTCGAGACTGTACCTATTGCAGCAGAACCAGCAGCCAGTTTGCCTATTTCAGCAGTACCTGCTGCAAGAACCACGGCCCCGGTGTTACAGGCAGTAATTTTAGCATCAATAGATGTGGTGTCGCCAGCAATAACCCCGGTGTCAGCGTCAATCGTACCAAGCAAAGAGACTGCTGGGTCATCTGCTGCAAGTGTTGTTCTTGGTGTTCCAGCATCAACCGAACCCGCACCACCTGATAATAAAGTAACAGAATTAAGGGCACCTAAAGCTATTTTACTTATAGGATAATGTTTGCCACCCACATCATCAGATGCAAATTTAACCCCCAACTCATCGCTGGCATCTACCGTAAAATCATCAGCCATTATATACCTACTCCCATTAAAGATAAACTCCCGGCTACCGGGCCTCCACCAGCCGCAGCAGGATCTCTCTGACTGGCCCCAATATCAAAAGGCGCACTTCTCCTGCCAGTAGCATTGTTAACATCATCTGTGAACGTGCCACTTAAATCTTCACCATCATCTAAAATTGCAAGGTTGGTGCTGTCACCGTCCTTGTCAATTGTATAATCGTCCGTTGCATAACCGTTAAATACTGTGTTCGTATGCAGGTCTTTTGACCGATAGCTTGCATCCGGGCTTGTTGCGTCTTCACTGATATTCTTTGCGGTTGTTCCGTATCCAAACCCACCATCACGATAATCTGAATTTCCAGAACCCTGAGCCAAATTATTCTTAAAAACAAGAGTATCATTACCGCTTGTATCTATATAAAAATTATCATAGTTCCCTATACATGTGTTATTGTATAATGTTCTGGTAGCAGAACCAAACCCAACATTCAGTCTTATTCCAGCGTCTGCGGCACCGTTCCCGATACCATAACATGTATTGTTGGTTATAAGTTCATTCTTGGATTGCTCAACCAGATAAAGGCCGTTTGCACTGTCAGCATCTCCTGCTATTAACATCCGGTTAATTTTCCAAAGCCCAGAATCACCGCCATTGTTAAATATAATCCCCTGATTACCCGATCCTGTTATATCAAGAGCCAGTTTTGATACTTCCACACTGTTTAACGTGTCACCACTGGCCTCAACAAATGTAAAACTATCAAAAGCCCCAAATGTAATTCTGGCACCGTTCCCGTAAGCACCACCATTGTGTTCGGCTCCACTGGCAGCGGTAAGTACAAAATCGTAAGTTGCAGTATCAAAATCAAATGTAACATCAGTAGTTATTGCTGTTTCTTCGTTGGCATGTTCCCCTCTAAGAGTCGCTGTCAAGGTGGCTCCAATCGCTGCCTCAAAAGCTGTTACCGTGTCATAATCAAGTCCACTCCCGATACTGTGTGTTCCTGATGTGATTGACGCATGTTCAAGCAGCCACGAAGGATCAAGCCTTGTGTGTGTGTTCTCATGTCTTAATATACTGTTAATGCTCATCACTGAGGCGACTGTTAAAATCGTTTTAGTATTGTGATCATACGCCTGCTCTCTTTCCGATTCAGTTATGTCTCCAGTGTTTTCAAGTTTCTTTAAATCAATAAAATAATCTCTGGTTTTCCTTACTCTATTAAAGGGGTTCCCTTTTGGGACTTCCCATTTATACTTTCCATTTATATTTGCCGTGTGGTTTATCTTGTCCCAGATTGTGGGGGTAGCGGGTAAAATCTTCCATCCCGCCTGTGTTCGCCCTCCGATATCCAGATAGTTAACATTAGGCAGCTTTATCAAAAGAAGACAATACCCCACGAAAGTCGCTGTATGAAATCCCAACGGCATAATCGATATTATCTGACCATCTCGCCATGAACTCTCATGGCCGGGGTGGACAGGATCGGGAAAGCGTGTCTTCATTTTAATAAGAATCTCACATCCTGTGTCTGAAACTGTTTTTCCAAAAAATTGCATTAGCTGGCCCATTCAGGTGGCTGTGTCATTGATGTCGGGCAAACGTCAACAGCATAAACCGCACAATGGCAGTCATTAAGAGGGTACCCACAGCCGGTACACACCAGTATACAATACTCTATTTTGATACTATCGCCCACGTTGCCACTCCTATTGATATTACACCTGAAAAAAGCATTGTCACAACTAATGTATTGATTCGCTGGGGTATCTTTGCAAGCTCTTCGAATATCTTCTGGATATCAGATTCATTCCGGGTGACTTTTGTCTCCAACTTCTCAACCTCCATTAGTCTTTTGTCGAACCCGTTAAGCTGCTCACGTACTTGCTTCTCTATTGTCATTATCCTTCAGCTTTGAATCTACTTTGTAACCCTCACCGCTTTCCTTAACCGTACCAGTGGTTACAGTGCCATTATCCGCTTTGGTTTCAAATTTATACTTGCCCTTACCGCTTTTCTTTACTGTTGTGGTTTTCTTCGTGGGGGGCTTGACCGCCTCAAAACTCTCACGAATAAGCTCTTTAATCTCGCTCATCTTGTTACCAGTTTCAGTCTTGATTTCAGTCTTAACATTGACAGATTCTTTCTCTTTGGATTTCTCTGTGTTTTCGTGAAGCCGGTCAATCTTTATTATCTCTGAGTCAGTGGATACTTTGACCTTAATAAGCTCTGCTTTGTTTTTCTCGTTTGCTATCTCAACCTGAGCACCTGTCTGTAAATCAGCAATCTTGCCATTAACCTGCAGCTCTTTTTCCTTTAGGGCCAGTTCCGCTTTACCTTTCTCAATCTCAGCTTTCAGTTTAGCCCATTCAATTTTAAGCTGCTCCATATCATTCTGAGCTTTACCCGCTGCCGCTGCGTTTTTGTCGGCGTTTGATTTCTGAAGTGCCTGTTGTAATTCCTGCGCCTGCTGGGCCATCTGCTGCATTTGCTGCTGTGCCTGTTGTAATTGCTGCTGCAATAAGGCAACCTCATCATTATCGCCTTCTTCCGGTTTGACCTGTGTGGTTATTCCCGGTATCTGTTTCTCCACTGCAAATTCAAGCCTGTCGGCCAGTGCGTCCTTACCTACCCAATCCTGAGACCTTACCACCAAATCAGGGGCAGTGTTTTGAATAAGTGGAACCTGCTGTAATGTTTCAAGCATACCCTGTGCAGCCTCTTCCCTCTGCGTGTTTGTCGAAGGGCCCACCGATACAGTCACATTATAATTACCATCACCAAGACCAATATCATCAGTCCCATTTATCTCTGTCATTTCTTCCTCATCGTCCTCACCCATAATGGTAATCGTGCGCTGAGTATCATAAATAATCGGTAAAGCAGGGTTGATTATCCGACCCTCATGTGTGATTGCATGCGAATAATTCTGAATATAGTGGTAATTTGCGTTATCTGCCTGAGCCTCTCGCCTGCGTATTGCTACGCCGCTGGTTTCGTTCGATTTTTGCCCAACAGATGAATTATAAATACCTGTGATGCGCTTTATATCCTCAATAATCTCCTGTTTCTGGTTGACAATCCCGACAGGTACTCCGGCAAATGGTATAGGCTGGGGAGGTGGGACAAGCTGGCCTTCGAAAGTTTTAGGGGTGTAAGTCAAGGTCGAAAGGGTGTCACGATTACTATTACCCCATTCATCCTCATAGGATTCAAGCTGCCCCTCTGCTGCAATATATCTGGTCTTTGGTGACAAACTGATTAATTCAGCCTCAGAGCTGGACAGAAAATTGTACATCCTGCATGGTTGTATGATATCCCTGATAAGCCCCTTGAGTGACAACCGGCCACGGGAAATGCTTTCCTTACCGATTACAGTTACAATCGGAATCACCTTCCAGGGTAAATCTTTCTTCTCAAGGATTTCTTCAGAAGTAATAAGACACCACTTCCATTGCGGGTCTTCAACCCATCGCTCCTTGATAATCTTGTACCGTTTGCGCTTGATTTCATCCTCATACAGTGTTCTTGTCCCGGAAACCCCGTCTTTTGTCTCTTCGATGGTAACCAGTTTGCGCTTTTTCATATCCCGGTAGAAATATTCAGCAACCGTTACTCTGTCGCTGCTCGACCATTTTTTGCGGTCACGGCTACTTGAGGACCATCCAGAGTCATACGCTTTAGGATATTTCTCTTCAAACTTGGTGCGCTCCATATCATTGATGATAAATCCGTGGTCACAGTCAGAGTAATCAACTTTTTCCCGTTCGATATCCATATAAACCGCAAGTGAATCTTTGATAGGGTCTATATAAATCTTCTGATTCATCGTGCCTTCAACATACTCAGTCCTTACCACATAATGCCCTCTGCCCATATCCACAGCATCGTCAAATGCCTGTTGCCGGGCCATCTGTGCTTTACTTTCATAGCTGATATGTCGTACTAAGCCTTGTCTTCGGGTAGCTATTTTTTCCTGTGCCCCCTCATCTGTGGGGGATATCTTTACCGATGGTTTATTCTGTCGCTGCTGATTCTTGACGTGGTCAGTGAACATATTAGAAAGCATCACTGTAATAAATGGCCTGCCTGTCGCGTCTCGCCCCTTCCAGTCTTGCTCTTCCCACTGGGAATTATTTGTATTCAGGCTGAAATCTTTGTCCTCTTCCATAAGAACTCGTTGATCGTTCTCATAGCCCTCTATGACTTGGAACTGCTTCATGGCTTTTTCGAGTAGTTTTCTGTCGGCTTCAGAAACAGCCATAGACGCACCTCATGGGGGTAATTCGATGTGGGTGCGTCAGTTACGACGGGTACTCAGGAGTACTGTCTTAAGATACTATTATTTTAGCTTGCGTGGGAGTTTAATTTTCATCCCATATAGCTCCCTTTCCGTCTTCGGATTACTGGTTTCTTAGGTAAAGGTTTGACTTTTGCTTCATCTCTGCCCATATACACATACCTTGTACAATCCATTACGTGGTCATTGGTCTTAACTATCTTACCTTTATCATCCCTGCGGTAAATCCTGAATTCTTCAAACCACTGTCTTTGGCTTTTGAATACCTTTAATCTTCCGGTGCTTAGAGCCTCCCAAACCTTGTATAATCCAGCCTCAACAGCGTTCTTCGCGGAGCTTATGTGTAATCCTAAATCCGTATAGCTTTGTATGAGCTGAGAACCGTCATTCTGTGACCTTCCTCTAGCAGCAGGGTCAATCTTACCATTTATCCAATCACCACGAGCCTTGAACGCTTCAGCATGGATGGCAGGTTCGGCCTCACCCTTTTTGTAAACGGAATAGATATAGGTCACCCCGGTTTCCTTATCAATTGCTATCCAACACCCAGCGGTAAAGTTCCAGCCCACGTCCATTGCATACAGTTTGGGCCAGTGAACAGGGATTTCGAAATCAGGTACTTCAATCTCAGACTCAGGGACGGGGTAAATAACACCAGAGCCGAGCTGGGGTATCCCCTTTGACCTGGCATCTCTCTGATATGGTGGGATTGATGCCCACAGTTTGTCAGCCTGAGCCTTGCTTATATGAGGAGCATCATCCCATGTTGCCATAATGACAAACTTGGACCCCGCATTATCAATAGTTCCCCAATCACCATCTGGCAGGAAGTGCATAACAGTCTCTGAAATACCCTCAAGTGGGGTAAACGTGCAGATTAGAAGCCCTGTATCATCCCCTCCACTGGTATCCATAGTCCTGAGCAGGCACTCAGAGTAAATGGGCAGTGGCGGCTCTTCATCCATCCAGATAAAATCCTTCTTGGTCCCTTGAAATGATTTACGCTTTTGGTCATAACTCTTGAATCCAAGCAGGCTGGTACCACCAGACTTGTGCTTAATTCTCACTGTCTCGATTGCTTCCGGTACACCAGTTTTGGGAGTAGTGCCGATTATCAAGTCTTTTGGTATTAGGCCCGAGCCAATATCATTGTAATCTCCAAGGAGTTTTTCCTGAAGGATGTCCCGAACGGTGGTGTTAGTGTCACCAGCAGCCCATCCAGTGGTAGGTTTATCAAATCGTTTGCCGGGCCACCAGTCTGGATAATATCCTGTTAAATGATGAGAGGCTTCAAATCCTCCCACTGACTCGGTCTTGCCCACCCTGTTCGCTGCAAGCATACACCTTTCAGAATAAGTTAGGCCAGCTTCAAAAAACGTTGTGTGTTTAGTGTACAACTCCCGGCGAAGGGGGCCAGTGTCAGGGAAATAGGTATCTATCTTGTTGTATTTAATCCTGTCCCGGAGTTCTTCCTTGATTTGGATCTTCTCTCTTAGTTCATCGTCTGTTAGGATTTCTGCCTCTCCCTATGCGTATTTAATACAATTGCTGTTGTTGATTCCTGTCTAAAAACGTCATTCAGTGCCAGTGGGATAGAATCCGTCAAAACCAAATAATACAAGTATCAGATAAAATAACCCGCCAACCACAATCATACCAATCGCAATAGATTCTATCACCCTTCCAGCTCCTTCAACCTCTGCTCCAGCTCTTCCCGTGATTGGTTCTTCAGTTCGTTCATATCTGTGTTTTCGATGGCCTGTGGTTGTCTCCTGTGTACAAACGGGGCAGCAGCTTTGCCAGCGTCCACCCTGGTACCGACTGTCTGCTCTTCATCGTTCATAACCTCCAATAAGTACTCTAAAGGGGATTTACCGCCATCTTCCTGAACCTTTGCCAGTATCTTGGCTTTGTGGCTTGATCGGCCTTTAACAGCTCCACCTGTCTTTTTTTGCCCTTTTGCGCCCATAGTCTAAATCAGTCTCTTTTTATCTATCAACACCTGCACTAGTTAGCAGTAGTTTTTTTCATTAAATCTTTTAAAATCATATTGTCTATTTTATCTGAAATATGTTTTGCACTATCTGCAATAAGGGTTGATTTGCATTTTTTAATGTGCATCCTAACTCGCTTTGGCTTTTTTCTTCTGAAAATCTTGTCTAAAAAAGTAAAGTCTGTTATAATCTCTGCACCACATTTAGGGCAACAGTTATTTGGATTAGTAGTAAATGTTAGCGTGACCCCTCTCATTCAAACCCCTCCTTCATTTCCTTTTTCTTTTCCTCGCTGCTGTTGTAGTACATATCCTTGATTTTCTTCTCAAAAAGGGCTTTAGAGCCTTTACCTGTTATCCCGGACTT